GTCTATTGTGAAAAAGCAATACATATACCATGTCTTAAAAAATACTTTATAAAGGAAGACTAATGCTTACTACTTTTTGGATTATACTTGCAGTCTTGTGTGTTTTTCCTAGATTTTCAAAGAAAAAGGATAACTAATGTTTAGCGCAAAATGTAAAGAGCATTTAAATAATGCCAACGAAACACCTCTAAAGCATATGGCTGAAGCTCTAAAGATAGCCGCTAAGTTACAAATGTTAGTTCCAGTGCTTCTGGTTCATAGTGTAGCACCAAGTCTATTCCCAACAACCGCAAGCGTTGTGATGGCAGACATATTGAAGTCTCGCAAAAAGAAATAAACTTTATTTAAAATTCCTCTTGACATTAAGTTAAACTCATGCTAGAATAATAGTATAGCAAGAGGTGATTCGATATGAGTTTTACATTTTCAAACGATTTGTTTTCAGACTTCCATAAAGATGTTTATGGATACCGTCCTAGAGACCATCGTTTCTACGCAGAATGTGATGAAGAAAAGCAATCCATTTGGGATGAGCTTGGTCTCACATTTAAAGAAAATCAAAAAGCAGAACGTATAGCTGAATTCAAAGCTATAGAAAATCTTGAAACAGCCATCCAAGGTATTATTAACTTGGGTGCTGAAGATAGATCTGTGGCACTACGCTGGATGACTCAGAATGAAACTTTCTGTCATTCACAGGATGTTGAGCATTGGGTCTGGGACCAAGGGGTATTGTTTACCGACTATGGTAAAGTCCTTCTCAAGGAACTTCTAGAAGTTGTAACCTATAAGGAATCTGTATGATAGATCTATCTCACATAAGCCAAGGTGATGTTATAAGAGATTTAAAATCCAAAGATTGGAGTGATAATCTTATTAACAAATATTTAAAATACATAAACTGTAAAAGTCGTGTCTTTAAAACAGGGCGTACAGCCTTTACCGACAGTGGTAAGTCTAAGACTTACAAGGCAGAGTGGAAGTTCCAATCAAAGTTTAAATACGATATTGTAGATTTTGACAATGCCAAAGAAGCGCAGAAGTATATGAAGCGTATTGTAAATTCCAAGTTATGGTTAGAACTATGTGGTGGACTTGATTGTAAAGTACCTACTCTTAACGTGCGTTCCTTTAGAGGTAGAACCGCTGGTAGGGCTTGGCGTGGACACATCGATCTATGCGCTATGAATGGCATGGATGCTTATACACTGCTTCATGAGATGGCTCACGTTGCTGGTCATATGCACCACGATGTATCCTTTCGACAGTGTATAGTTCGTTTGACTAGTCGGTTCATAGGGGCAAGTGCCGCTAAGTTTCTTAAGAAATGTTTTAAGGAGCAAGGTTTAAAAATGTCTATCAGCCAGAAAGTTCAACAACCTGAGGATTGGCTTGTTGGATATCAGCGGTTGGCAATGGCAAGGGAAAAGATTGCCGCTTGACATTAAGTTAAATAAGTGTTACTATAAGTGGTAACAAAGGAGAATCAGTTGATAGATATTTTAGAAGATATTAACACTATTACAGATGCTTTAACAGCATTAGATGAAGGCGCTTCAGATGAGCGGCGTAGTGCTATATGGGCGTTACAAGCTTTAGTAGAGCGTAAAGAGGCTCAAGTAATATCCTTTGAGGCTCAAATAAATGAAGACGGTTACAGTTGTAATCAAATGGTTGCTTAAGGAGATATATCATGGCACATGAAGTAGAAGTAGTAGAAGGCGTAGCACAAATGGCTTATGCGGGGGAAACTCCTTGGCATGGCTTGGGTACTCAGGTATCGAATGAACTGTCACCCGCACAGATGCAAACGAAGGCTGGTCTAGATTGGACTGTCCACGAGGTTGAGTCTTATGTAGACTTCAATGGCGATAAGATCCCTACGGGTCAGAAGTCTTTGATCCGCTCATCAGATAACAAGGTGCTTACCAATGTTGGTGGAGCATGGAACCCTGTTCAGAACACAGAAGCATTTGAGTTCTTTTCAGAGTATGTTCTCGCTGGTGACATGGAAATGAATACCGCTGGTTCTTTAAAGGGTGGTAGGAATGTATTTGCTCTTGCAAAGGTTAATGAATCATTCTCTATCCTTGGCGAAGATCAAGTAGACTCTTATTTGTTGTTCAGCAATCCACATGAGTATGGCAAGGCTATCGATATTCGGTTTACACCTATTCGGGTTGTGTGTAACAATACACTTACATTTTCTTTGAACACTCGTTCATCTAACTTTGTAAAGTTAAACCACCGCACCAAGTTCAATGCTGATATGGTTAAAGAGCAAATGGGTCTAGCTTCTGAGAAGTTTGCACAGTATAAAGATATGGCTGAGTTCCTATCAACTAAAAAGTTCTCAGTAGATGCTTTGATCAACTATTATGCTGAAGTGTTTCCATACACTCACAAGACTTCTGAAGCACCTAGCACTGTAGAAGACTTGTCAAAGAACGCACAAGATGCTTACGCAGTGTTGGATACACAGCCGGGCGCTAACTTTGGTGAAGGTACTTGGTGGCAAGCACTTAACTCAGTGACCTACTTGACTGATCACAAGATGGGCCGTAACGCAGACTCACGTATGCAGTCAGCATGGTTTGGTATTAATCAGGCTCGAAAGATCAAAGCAGTGAATAAGGCTGTAGAATATGCAACAGCCTCATAAGGATAGTGACGATAGTGGTGGGGTTCAACACGAACTCTACCACGAACAGCCACACGAACTCTACCACGAGTGGCTATTGCGTAAGGCCAAGGAAGAACGTAAAAACAGTGAATATGATTGGATGGATTGGTGATCTTAGTAAAAGACAATAGCGAACCCGACCTATTAGGATTTATAGAAACTCAAAAAGATTTTAAAGATCTGGATAAGATGGTTCAGAATATGAATAAAGATCTTGTTGATAGTGGCTTTGATAAGTATCAATTCAAAGCAGAATGCAAAGGAAAAAAAGCATATATTAGGCGATTATGACTTGACATTTATAACGAATCAGTGTATAACATAAGTATGACAAAGAATACACATATGACTCACCTTGAAGATAAGGTACTATACGGTGGTGTTGACGGGACTCGTCAGGCCATCGTTGCTGTACGTGAACTAAAGAACTTATTAAGGAGCGACCAAAGTGGGTCTGTCTCTGTTAAGTGGGATGGTGCTCCTTCTATCTTTGCTGGTAATGACCCTAGTGATGGGGCTTTCTTCGTAGCAAAGAAGAGTATCTTCAACAAGACCCCTAAAGTTTACAAGTCAGATGCAGATGTGGATGCCGATACTAGTGGTGACCTCGCTGTTAAACTTAAACTTGCTCTTAAGCACTTACCTTCTCTAGGTATCACAGGTGTTGTCCAAGGTGACTTCCTGTTCAGTGCTGATGATCTAAAACAGCAAACCATTGAAGGAAATGATTATGTTACTTTCCACCCTAACACTATTGTGTATGGTGTCCCTGCTAGTTCAGATACAGCAAAGGCCATTACTTCAGCCAAGATTGGCATCGTATGGCACACTTCCTATGAAGGCAACTCCTTTGAAACTATGGAAGCAACCTTTGGTGTAGACTTAGATGGGTTTCATAAGAGTGACGATGTGTTCTATATTAGTTCTATGATGGACATTAATGACAGCGTTACTAATGATAACATCGTAAAGGTTTCTGAAGACTTATCTGAGTGTGGTAAACTCTTCAACAAAATATCTAGTGATACACTCAACAACATCCAATCCCACGAGACCCTACCAAGGTTCATTGAGCAATTCAATAATACTTTTGTTAGGAAGGGCGAAGCCATTGGAGATACAGCAAGTCATGTATCAGGCTTCATTGGTTGGATCTCTTCACGGTTTCAAACAGAGATCGATAAGAGGAAAACGTCTAAAGGCAAGCTTGTTCAGCAAGAACTATTAGATGATATACTATCTTTCTTTACTACTGACACTAAATCAGACCTAAAAAAGATATTCGATTTACAAAAACACTTAGTTTCAGCCAAAATAAAAGTTATAAATACTCTTGATATTGTGAGTGAAGTAAAAACTTTCGTTAAGACTGACTGTGGCTACAAGGCCACAAAAGCCGAAGGTTACGTGGCTATAGATACACTAGGTGGTGAAGCAGTGAAATTGGTTGATCGTATGGAGTTTTCATACAACAACTTTTCACCGAATATTTTAAAGGGATGGGATAAACCAGAAAGTAAAGTAGATGGCGAAGAAATTAAACTTTAGAGATTATATAAATGTGGACTACACACAAACGGGTGATCCACAACTAGCATTGAATGCTAAAAAAAGAAAAGAAGATGTAGAGCCTACAGATGAAGCGTTGAGCATGGCGGCGAGACGTAAAAAAGGTCTACAAATGAAAAAGTTTGCGGCACGTTTAAAGATGGGCCGTAAGAAAGCTTCTATGAAAGTTGCCGATAAAGGTAAACTTGAAAAAAGATCACGTAGAGCCGCACGTAATGCAATCACTAAAAAACTTACTAAAGGCATATCTAAGGCAGATCTAACTCCCTCTAGAAAAGCGGAGATAGAAAAGCGGCTAGATAAGATGAAGAGTAAGGTTGGCAGACTCGCTAAAAAACTTATGCCAAAAATTCGCAAAGCAGAGTTAGCAAGAAAACGTGGTTAGTATGATAAATAGATTTAGTCAATTTCTAGTTGAAGAAGAAAAGACAGCATTTTTTACAATGGGTAGATTCAATCCACCCACGATGGGTCATGGTATGCTTTTAGATAAAGTATCTAAAGCGGCTGGTAAGAACCCATACAGAGTATTTGTATCACAGTCAAACGATACAAGGAAAAATCCATTAGGATATAAAGACAAGATTAAGTTTGTTAGGAAAATGTTTCCGAAACACGCCAGATCTGTCATGATGGATACTAAGGTAAAGAACCCTATAGATGCGGCAGTTAAACTTTATAACGAAGGTTACAAAAGCGTTGTGATGATGGCAGATGCTGATCGCACCAGAGAATACGAAATACTTTTAAATAGATATAATGGTAAAGAAGCACGTCACGGATTTTATAACTTCAAGTCTATGAAGTTTGTAAGTGTGGGCGGCAGAGACCCCGATGCCAAAGGTGTTGAGGGTGTTTCTGCTACTAAACAACGGAATGCGGCTAAAGAG